AAACTTGCAAAAGCCGCCAAGGCCCCCGGTAAGCTAGGTCAACGTGCACGGTTTGCGCAGATGCTTAAGGGCTTCAAGAAGAAGTAATGGCCCGGTCGGACGAACCCAAGTGGAAACGCATTGTCGCCAGTGTAAAAGCTGGCGACAAAGGTGGCAATCCGGGGCAATGGTCCGCGAGAAAAGCTCAGCTTGCTACGCAGCGGTACAAGAAGTCTGGCGGTGGCTATAGCGGCCCAAAGACAGAAGCACAGAAATCCTTGACCAAATGGACCAAGGAAGACTGGGGAACCAAGTCGGGCAAGCCGTCTACGCAGGGCAAGAAAGCTACGGGTGAGCGCTACTTACCTAAGAAAGCACGTGAGGCTTTGAGTTCGCAGGAATACTCTGCTACAAGCAAGGCGAAGCGCGCAGGTATTAAGGCAGGCAAACAGTTTGTTAAGCAGCCGAAGGCCATAGCGAAGAAGGCAGCTAAATACCGATGACCACTAGCGGAACCAGCACATTTAACCTTAACCTCAACGACTTAGTCGAAGAGGCTTTTGAGCGTTGCGGGGCTGAGCTTCGCACGGGTTATGATCTGCGCACTGCGCGGCGTAGCCTCAACCTGCTTACCATTGAGTGGGCTAACCGTGGCATTAATCTGTGGACCATCGAGCAGGGGTCGATCCCTATGGTTCAGGGGCAGATTGTCTATGACCTACCTGTAGATACCATAGACCTACTTGAGCATGTCGTGCGCACCCAGACTGGGGAGCAGCAGACCGACATCACCATCAACCGGATTAGTATCGACACATACTCGACTATTCCAAACAAGAACGCGCAGGGTCGGCCTATCCAAGTGTGGATCAACCGCCAGTCAGGTGCAGACTATCCGGTTACTGGTGTGAAAGAACCGCAGATTAACGTCTGGCCAGCCCCAGACCAGAGTAACTATTATACCTTTGTTTACTGGCGCTTGCGCCGCTTACAGGATGCTGGTGATGGTGTTACTACGCAAGATATACCGTTTAGGTTCCTCCCTTGTTTGGTGGCTGGTCTCGCGTATCACCTATCCTTGAAGGTGCCCGGTGCGCTTGAGCGCTCTGCTGGGTTGAAGATGCAGTACGAAGAACTCTGGCAACAGGCTGCTGATGAGGACCGCGAGAAAGCGCCATTGCGCATCGCACCTCGTCAGTATTTCCGGTGATTTGTGCCTAATCGGTTTGCATCTGGTAAATGGGCAATCGCCCAGTGCGACCGCTGTAACTTTCGGTACAAGCTGAAGGAACTCAAGCGGCTCGTCATTAAGACCAAGAATGTCAACATCCTTGTGTGCCCCACTTGCTGGGAACCAGATCAGCCCCAGCTTCAGCTAGGTATGTATCCCGTGGATGACCCACAGGCGTTGCGAGACCCACGCCCAGACAACAGCTACTACCAATCGGGCCTTAACCCGAACAATAACCCAAGTGACGGTAGTCGCATAATCCAGTGGGGTTGGAACCCTGTAGGACTAAATGATCCTTTGGGTTTATTTGGTCTTCCAAATACGCTATTAGGCAGTGGTCAAGTAGGGACCGTAACGATTGAGACGGAGAATTAGTGATGGATAAGAAAGATTTGAAGCAGGATAAGGCTACCGCAGCGAAGGCCGTGCACAAGCACGAGCGCGCAATGCACAAGGGTAAGCCCCTGACTAAGATGGCCAAGGGCGGCAAAACCAATGCGCAAATGGGTGCAATGGGCCGTAACTTAGCCAAGGTCGCCAACCAGAAGAAGTCGGTACGTAGCGTACCCAAGAAAGGCATCTAATATGGCTAAGGACAACACAGGCTGGCCGTTTCTTGGTGCGGGTGAAAACCCGCTTCCTTCGCGTGCGAAGCAGCCAATGAACTATACAGTTGACATGGGTAACAACGGGTACCCTAACAAAATTGCTAACACTCAAACTGTGAAAACTCGCGGTACGGGTGCGGCGACTAAGGGCACGCATAGCAGCAAGAAGTTGGCATAATGAATTACGCTGAACTGTTCGAGACAATCAAGGGGTACGTCGAAAACGACTTCCCCAACACCTCATGGACCGGCTCTGACGGCTCCACTCCGGTGACGTTCACGTCTACCGAACAGATCAACACGTTTATTGAACAGGCCGAGCAGCGCATCTTTAACACGGTGCAGTTGCTTGATCTGCGTAAGAACGTGACGGGTAACATGACGGCAGGTAACAAATACCTGTCGGTACCTTCAGACTGGCTGGCTAATTTCTCCATAGCTGTCATCGACGCTACGGGGCGGTACGAGTACCTACTTAACAAGGATGTAAGTTACATCCGGCAGTCGTTTCCTAACCCAGCGACGACAGGTATACCCACGCACTACGCCTACTTTGACGAGAACTCGTACATTTTGGGGCCGACGCCAGATGCAGATTATGTAGTCGAACTACACTACTTCTATTACCCGCAATCCATTGTTACAGCCGGTACAAGCTGGCTAGGCGATAATTTTGATAGCGCTTTACTTTACGGTGCGTTAATTGAAGCGTATATCTTTATGAAGGGCGAGCAGGATATTAACGCTGAATACCAGAAACGGTATGATGCAGCGATGGGTATGCTCAAACAACTTGGTGAAGGTAAAAACCGTCAGGATATGTATCGGACACCACAAGTTCGATATTCGGTGGGATAAGGTAGGTTATGATTAGCACACTTGCAGGCGGCGATATTGGTAGCGTTATGGTTATGGCAACCGAAGGGCGTGGCTCCACGCCGGAGGAAGTTGCCGAACGGGCGTTAGACAAAATTATCTATGTGGGTAGTGCATCACACCCAGCTATCCGCGACCAAGCCGAAGCTTTTAAAGATAGCATCCGTGCTGTCTTGGTGCACTATATGCACGAGGCCGTGCGGTCTCATAACGTAACTCTGGTGAACAAATTTAAGCAGGCGGGGCATCCAGAGCTAACCGCTATACTCGATACATAAGGAGGCCTTAAGATGCCAATTACTCAAGCAATGACCACGTCGTTTAAGGCCGAGCTTATGCTGGCTGTACACGATTTCCGCGTAGGCGGCGATACCTTTAAGCTGGCGTTATACACTTCATCCGCTTCGATTGACGCCAACACCACCGCATATACTGCGTCGAATGAAGTTGTGGGTACTAACTACACTGCTGGTGGCGGCACGCTCGTCAATCTTGGTGTGGTTACATCCAACAACAGCGCGTCTACAGGGACAGGCTTCACGGACTTTTCCGACCTGACCTTCTCCAATGCAACGATCACGGCTCGCGGCGCGCTTATCTACAACACGACGCCTTCGGCTAACTCAAACGCAAACACTACGCTGACTAACGCTGCAGTAGCTGCTTTGGACTTCGGCTCGGATAAGAGCTCGACGGACGGTGACTTCACCATCATCTTCCCGACGGCTTCTAATACCACCGCTATTATCCGTATCGTATAAGGAAAACCAATGCCTTTAGTCGTTGCTGATCGCGTCCGAGAGACTACCACTACCACTGGTACAGGGACCATAACCCTTGCTGGCGCTGTAATTGGCTACCAGTCTTTCAGTGTAATCGGCAACGGTAATACGACATACTACACGATCAATCTGGATAACCAGTGGGAAGTCGGTATTGGTACGTACCTCGGTGCTGGTCCTACGCTTTCTCGTGATACCGTATTGGAGTCCAGTAATGCTGGTGCGCTCGTGGACTTTGCCGCGGGTGCCAAGGATGTGTTTCTTACATATCCTGCAGAAAGGGCGGTGTATCAAAACGGCTCGACCCTCGCCGCAGGCTCTGCAGTACTCCCCATCGCCAATGGCGGCACAAACGCCACGACCGCTGCTAATGCTCTGACGTCTCTAGGTGCGTATCCGGCAGCTAATCCGAGCGGCTACCTCTCGACGGTTAACCTTACAACAAACGTAACAGGCACACTGCCTGTCGCCAATGGCGGTACTGGTGCCGCGACCCTGACTGCGAATAATGTCCTCTTGGGCAACGGCACTGGCGCACTTCAAGTTGTTGCGCCGAGTACTTCTGGTAATATCCTTACTAGCAACGGCACAAGCTGGGTATCTAGCGTAGCGCCGCCAAGGGCTGTCATCAGCGCAACCGCACCAGTATCACCAGCGGCGGGCGATGTTTGGTGGAACAGCGAGACGGGTATACCCTACATATACTATAACGACGGCACTACAGCACAATGGGTGACATTCGCTATGGGCCCAACAGGGGCGACAGGGGCAACCGGAGCGACAGGGCCGACAGGGGCGACAGGGCCAACCGGCCCAACGGGGACGATCAGCTACCCACAAAACATCCAATCAGCAAACTATACGTTGGTTTTGGGTGATGCGGGTAAACAGATATTCCACCCTACGTCTGATACTACGACGCGTACATACACTATACCTGCGAACGCCAGTGTAGCATTTCCGATTGGCACTGTCGTGCTGTTCACCGTGGAAAACAGCGGGACGTACGTAAACGTAGCGATCACTAGCGATACGTTGGTATTTGGTAACGGCACTACCGGAACAATCCGCGTCCAAGCAAACAACACGCTGATGGCCATCAAGGTTACTGCGACTAAATGGATGGCTAACTACCTATACCAAACAGGCACGCCATTTGTTCCATCACAGTCGATTGCTATAGGTTCAGTCTCCGGTGGGGCTACTGTGTGTGCCTACCCTTGGAGTAGCGCAGGCTTCGGTACTAAAGTGGCTGAACCTACTTCAACCCCTGTAGGGGGCACCTATGGAGTTGCGTTTAGTCCAACGGGTAGCGCGGTCGCTTCGGCAAGCGAAAACTCACCACGCTTAGAAGCTTGGGCTTGGAGTGCTAGCGGTTTTGGGTCTAAATTCTCAAACCCAACGACACTACCTCCCGCCTATGGTCTTGGCGTAGCGTTTTCCCCTTCTGGGAATGCCGTCGCCGTAGCGCATGGTATCTCACCTTACGTATCAGTATACCCTTGGAGCGGCAGTGGCTTCGGAACTAAGTTCGCCGATCCGGCTACCCTGCCAACTAGCGACGGACGCGGCGTGGCCTTCAGCCCAGCTGGCGACGCTATCGCCGTAGCGCACAACGGTTCACCTTATATCACTGCTTACCCTTGGAGTGGCTCAGGCTTTGGTACTAAATACGCCAACCCAGCAACACTACCTGCGGGTACAGGCTATGGGGTAGCCTTCAGCCCCGCAGGAGATGCTATAGCCATTGCGCATGCTTCCTCCCCTAATATCACCGCCTACCCTTGGAGTGTTAGTGGTTTCGGCACTAAATTTACTAACCCAGCTACGCTTCCCGCTGGGGACGGCCAATTCGTAGCATTTAGCCCGTCAGGTAGTGCCATTGCTGTAGTAGACCAAGGTTCTTCGCCATATGTCAATGCTTACGTTTGGAGTGTTAGTGGCTTCGGTACAAAGTTTTCCAATCCAGCTACGGCAATACCTTCTGCGGCTTATGGAGTAGCTTTCGATCTATCAGGTGATGTTATCGCCGTAGCGCACAACGGTTCACCTTATATCACTGCTTACCCTTGGAGTGGCTCAGGCTTTGGTACTAAATACGCCAACCCAGCAACACTCCCTGGTGGCAACCCCTCGCGATCTGTAGCCTTCACAATCAACCCATAGAAAAGAACACTATGCAGTACGAACAACTTCCAACCGAATATAAATACGACGTACTTGCGGAGGCTATGTATGCCCGTGAGGTTGAGTATTTTCATTATGACTTTGACCGCAAGAACTTTGAGCATTTGTTGGCAAACGCTACAGACAACGAGTTTGCCGCTAACGTAGCTGAACGGCTGGACACTACCCGCAAGCAGATGGGTAACGTCATGGGTGTTGTAGAAGCCTTACGGTCACAGATCGACGACGCCAACGCTTACGCAGCAGCCGTTGAGCGCGTAACAGCAAAACGCAAAGCAAAGGAAGCAGAGGGATGAACCTGTTTTATGTTCAGGCTAATGGCGACACGTTCGTCCGGCACATCCATGATGTTGAGCCAACTCGTTGGGATGAAGACAATTACTGCCGCGTAGCTAATCTGACGCCTGAGCAGCTTGAACAGTTTGGCGTGCATCAGCTTAAGCTGGTTACGCCTCCATATTACGACCCTGCGACGCAGACCCGCGAGCATGCCCCTGCACTGTTAATCAATGGCGTGTGGACGCAGAACTACATCGTGTCAGAACTCGACCCAGAAGATGCTGCTGAAAAGGCTGAAACTCAGTGGGCCGTTGTTCGTGCGGAACGTAACAAACTGTTATCCAGCACGGATTGGTGGGTTACGAAAGCCTCAGAAGTAGGTGCGGCTATCAGTCTAGAACAACTCGTTTACCGTAAAACTTTGCGTGATATAACAAAGCAGGCTGATCCTTTCAGCATCCAGTGGCCTGCGTTGCCACTTATCGGAGAGTAAGATGGCAGCACTTGATTTCCCTACTAGTCCCACGATAGGCCAAGTATACAGTGCCAATGGCGGATCATGGATATGGGACGGCACGGTATGGGTTGGCGGTAATGTAACACCTGTTACCAGCGGCGGCACAGGTGCGACTACGCTTACTTCAGGTTATCTAGTTAAGGGTAATGGTACATCTGCGGTCTCTGCGTCTGTGGTGTACGACAGCGGGACTAACGTCGGGGTAGGCACAGGTTCACCCGCTACTAAATTTGACGTATCCGGCAACATATCGCAGAACATAGTCGCAGTCGCAGCGCTTGATATTAACTGTTCCTTGGGTAACTTCTTTACTAAGACCATCAGCGCGAACAGCACGTTCACGTTTAGCAACGTACCAGCCAGCCGTGCTTTTGCTTTCACGCTCGAACTAACGCAGACTAGCGGCACTGTAACATGGCCTGCAGCCGTGCGTTGGCCCGGGGGAACTGCCCCCTCGCTCACTACTAACCGCATTCAGTTGTTCACTTTTGTCACTGACAACGGCGGCACTGTCTGGCTCGGTGCATCTCAGACGAACTACACGGCGTAAGGCGATGGATAGCGTATCTCGCGCATTGCTGATGGTTGGCGGCGCAAGTGGGCCACCTCCGGGACAACAGGCTTACACCACAGCTGGGACTTTCTCGTGGGTAGCTCCTGCGGGAGTAACAAGCGTTTGTGTTGTTTGCGTGGGCGGCGGAACAGGTGGATCGGGCGGAGCAGGCGGTGGCCTTGGTTGGAAAAATAATATTACGGTAACTCCCGGCACATCCTACACAGTGCAAGTTGGTGCTGGGGGTGCTTACGGCTATGAGTCAACGGGCTCCCTCGGCGGCACTAGTTCTTTCATTAACACAGGGACGGTAAGCGGCGGTGGTGGGACTCCGGGGGGAGTGGGAGGTACATATGTTGGAGATGGCGGCGGCAACGGCGGTAATAGCGCTACAAGTGATAGTCGCGGCGGTGGGGGAGCGGGAGGCTATACTGGCGCTGGAGGAGCGGGGGGGACTAGTAATGTAGGGAGTTCCGGGGCTGGCGGCGGCGGCGGCGGCGGTGCGGTTGGCTCCAATATATATGTATACCCCGAATACCTTCAGGCAGGCGGCGGTGGCGGCGGCGGTGTTGGTATACTCGGTCAAGGCGCATCAGGGGCGGGTGGGGCTACCCTTAGCGCAGGGGGCGATGGTGGTTCCGGTGGGAATGCGGGGACTGCTGGTGGTTATTACTCTGGCCAAAGCGGTGGAAATTATGGCGGAGGCGGAGGTGGCTGGGGCTACTACTATAACTACGAGACTGGCGAATTTTATCCCAGCGTCGGCGGAAACGGCGCTGGTGGCGCAGTCCGCATTATTTGGGGCGCAGGACGCGCTTTCCCGTCAACTAACACAGGAAACTTATAATGAACGTAATTCAGATTGACGAAAACGGCGTGGCTTATGGCTATCCAGTTCTCGCAGACAATTTTCGGATGCTGTTTCCAACAGTATCTTTTCCTAACCCGCTTACGACTGAGGCTGTTGAGAGTTTTGGTTTTGGCTGTTACGACTTTGCATCGCAGCCTGAATGTGAGCCAACGCAGAAGGTGGTTGAAATTGCTCCTCGGAAGGGTGAGGACGGTATCTACCGCCAGACCTATGAGATTGTAGAACTCACTGAAAGCGAACTTGCTGCCCGTACACAAGCGCAGTGGGCGTTTATTCGTGGAGATCGCAACCGCCGTTTATCGACCTGTGATTGGACACAGCTTCCTGACGCTTCGGCAGACGCCGCAACTTGGGCCATATACCGCCAAGAACTGCGCGACATCACAACTCAAAGTGACCCATTCAACATTGTTTGGCCTGTCGTCCCTAGCCGCGTATAAGGAAACTAACGTGGTTAACGTCAAACCATATGCACTGTTTCTAGCTTTGCTGGCCCTCATGGGCTGCCAAGACCGCTATCGGTACGACTGCCAAGACCCTGAGAACTGGCAGGAGGAAATTTGCAAGAAGCCTAAGTGCATTGCTATGGGTTACTGCACAGAGTGGCTAATAAATACAGGTGAAGACGAGCAAGAGCATGAAGCCCACTAAAGATTGGTCGCCAGAGGAAATGCTGCGGTTCATCGTCGGCATCGTGCTGTCACTGACACTTACGTTTATCGTAGCTACTGTGTTATACTCGCTGGTGTTTGTGTCGCAGCCGATGGAGGGGCAGTCCCCGAATGACGCTGAGTTTTTTAAGCTGATTAACCCGATAGCGACATTTATCGTCGGGGCGTTGGCAGGATTGATGGCGGGTCAGGGCAACGGCTCAATGACTTCGAAGCCGCCAGAGAAGATCGAAGGAGAAGAAGATGAGCTTCCTAAATAGTTTTGAGAGCAAGGGTGAAGGTGTCAACGACACCGTTGAGTTTGTTGTGCGCGTGGCCATCGTCACGCTGGCGGCAGTTATCCTTGTCGTTGTGCTGACACTAGCCGTTGGCCTGTTTATGCCTAATGATGTCATAGAAAGCACCGCCATCCTTGAGATGGTCAACCCCGCCTTCCAGACCATCATCGGCGCTTTCGTCGGTTTGTTGGGTGGCCTGAGCCTCAACGCCAATGCGCGGGACAAAGAGCCTGAGCCAGAAGCGCCGCTTGAACTGGACACGCCCGCGCCAGAACCAGAAGCACCCAAGCCATATAGCGACCCTCAAGGCACGGTCTTCATCGACGAGCCTGAAGATGACGATGATGACGACATGGAGCCTTGGGAGAAGTACCGCAACGATCTGCGCTATGATGCCAACGGCGACGGCGTGGTTGACGAAAATGACTTTCCAGATTGGCGGAGTGCTGGTAAATGAGCCTTGTAAACCTACAGAAAAAGATTGGAGTAACCGCAGATGGTGCGTTCGGTCCGGGGACATTTAAGGCGGCTGCGGCTTACTATAAATTATCACCTAATCGGGCTGCGCATTTCTTTGCTCAAACGGCGCATGAGTCGGGCAACTTCAAGGCGTTCAGCGAGAACCTGAACTACGGCGCGAAGGGTCTGCGCGGTATCTTCCGTAAGTACTTCCCAACCGATGCGTTGGCCAAGGCTTATGAGCGCAAGCCTGCAAAAATTGCTAACCGCGTCTACGGCAACCGTATGGGTAATGGCGACGAAGCGTCAGGCGAAGGTTTCGCTTTTCGCGGGCGCGGGGCCTTACAACTCACTGGCAAATTTAACTATTCTGAGTTTGCTAAGTATGTGAACCGCCCAGACATCATGGACAACCCAGACCTTGTTGCCACAGAACTTGCCTTCGAGAGCGCTCTGTGGTTCTTCGATAAGAACAAGCTGTGGGGTATCTGTGACCAAGGTATTAACGATGCTGCAATTCTTGCCCTGACAAAGCGAATAAATGGTGGTACACACGGCTTAGACGACCGTAAACTGAAGACCAAGAAGTACGCTACTTGGGCATAAGGAGGACTACAATGGTTGATTTTAAGAGCACACTGAAGAAAGAAGCCGAGAAGGCGATCCTCAAGAAAGCCGCAGGTAAGATACTTCCTATGGACGGCGAAAAGCCAAAGATGGGTTGGAAAGTTAAGTTGGCTGGTATCCTCGCCACCATCGCTACTGTCGCTGCCGCTGCTTCGCAATACCTAGGCAACTAAGACTAACCTAAACCCTTAACTATAGGAAGGAGGGAGGCTAAATAATGTTCGGTTTCTCTCCTTTCGCCACTACGGCTTTTTCCGATGCTGCAGGTAAGCAGTCGGTAGTCGTTACGTTAGTCGGATTTGAGCTCAATGTAATCGACGATGGTGTAGGCGTAGCTGCTGACGGCGGTATATCAGTAGACCCTAACGACGACGTTGGTACTGGTCTTATCGGTACCGTATCAGTTGTAGCCGATAACAGCGCCGTGGCATCTTCTGTATCGGCAGAAGGTCTTGTTGGTTCTGTGTCCATAAGGGCGCTAGCTTCCACTGCACTTACCTCAGTATCTGCTGAAGGTGTTATAGGTACCGCTAATGTAGCGGTAAATAAGCCTGTGCCGGTTTCTGGTGTGGTTGCGTCAGGTGCGGTAGGTTCGGTGATTGTTTCGAGTAGCGTACTTACCAGCGTAACGGGCCTACAAGCTTCCGCTCTACTCAACTCGGTTTCCACTGGGGTGTTTAAACGCGTATTTGTGTCGGGCGTTACCGCTACCGGTCAGGTAGGAACCCCTATTGCAGGGGGTATTTGTAATGTAGACGTTGTTGGTGTACAAGCCGCAGCACGAGTTAAAAGCACTTTAGTGTGGAGCATTATCAATGATAACCAAACACCGAATTGGGTGCAAATCCCCACGTAAGGACTGAACATGCCAAGTACCTATAGCAATCTTAAAATTCAGCTAATGGCCACAGGTGAGAACAATACCACGTGGGGTAACGTCACGAACGACAACCTTGGTGTGGCTATCGAGGAAGCTATCGTTGGCTCTGCTGATGTGACCTTCTCCAGTGGTAACGTAACGCTGGCGCTAACTAATACAAATGCTTCGCAGACGGCGCGCAACGTGCGCCTACGCTGCACAGGGACCACTGGTGGCGCTCGCAACCTCATCGTGCCTGCTATCGAAAAGGTCTACATCGTACAGAACGACTGTGCTGATGCAATTACAATTAAGAATGCTACCGGCACAGGTATCGCAGTTCCAGCGGGTAAGACACTGTGGGTCTACAACGACGGCACAAACGTAGTAGCCACGACTACTCACCTGACGTCCCTTACTGTTGCTTCGCCCATCGTCGATCAAGCGCTGACTAACCCTACGGTGACTAACTACGTCGAGACGCTGTTTGCGCCTGCGGCGGGTTCTTCGTTCACTGTTTCACTAGCTAATGGCACCGTGCAGCGCTTCACGACTAATGCTAATACCACCATCACATTACCTGCCTCAGTTGCGGGTAAGTCGTTTGTCATCATGGTGCAGTATGGCGGCACTCACACTCTGACATGGGCGGGCGGATCGACGCTTAAGTGGAGTTCAAACCTAACTCCGACACCTACAAGTACTAACAATAAGATTGACATTTTCACTTTTATTCAAGATGGCACCAACACCTACGGAGCTATCTTCGGGCAGAACTTCTAGTGTTTGCGGCTACAAAAGGTGCCGGAGCGCGTAAATCCGTTAGTGAGACGTTCACTTCTACCACGTCGTGGGTCTCGCCTACTTCGCGTATAGAGGTTGCATCTGGGTACGGAGGCGCTGCTACAGCTGACTCCGAGACGTTCGGTGAAACGGGATACGCCTACGCTTCTTTTGCGGGAGTTCCACAACCCAATGCACCTTATGCGCAGTGGGGTACGCTCGATGCGGCGGCAAATAACATCGTGTCTATTATCTCGGGTAACGTAGGAACTAACTTTATCGCGTTACCGAGCCCTCAATATTTTGTAGACTCTGCTGATAATTACAGCAATATTACTTATGGGCCATCATTCTGGATTGTAGGTAATACGGCTGCAAAAGTGCAACGTGGGAGTCACCCATCGTCGGGGAATATTTTGTATTCTCAGCTTACGTCTGGGGGTGATTTCGGTTGGTACGTTGTTGCTACTTAC